GCATACACTGCTTCTGTCATTACGGAATCAGGTCAGAAGACTAGTAGGCAAGAAGCAAAGGCTCATACCTTTGCACCCCTCTATGGAGCAACAGGATTTGGGAGAACGTCTGCTGAAGCAAAATATTATGAACAGTTCACAAAAAAGTACGAAGGAGTTGCACTATGGCACTCCGAATTGGCTCAAGAAGCTATGAAGACAAAGGCTATAAGGACACCATCAGGAAGAGAGTTTGCCTTTCCTAATGTTTATAAGAACAAGCATGGAAGAGTTTCTAACTTTACACAGATAAAGAATTACCCTGTACAGTCTTTTGCTACTGCTGACATAGTTCCACTAGCATTACTTTATATTGATAAATTACTTGACACGATGAAGAGTTGTGTGGTAAATACAGTACACGACAGTATTGTAATTGATGTGCACCCTGACGAAGAAAGGGCAGTATTAGAAGCCATCAATACAACAAATAGGAATCTACCTAGTTTAGTTAATAGTAAGTGGGGTATTGAATTTAACGTACCTCTATTATTAGAATCAAAAATAGGTGATAATTGGCTTGACACCAAAGACGTAAGCTGATATAACTTATAGACTTTAGAAAAAAGGAGAATAAATATGACAGAACTAACTACGATTGATACCAACAATTATGCCGCAATGGCTAAAGCAATGGGTATCGCAAATGAAGGCTCTACTAAAAAGCAAAAGAGTAGTACCTTGCCTAGACTGAAGATAAATCACTCTGCTATTATGGGTGAAGCAGAGGTTAAGGGTAAGACAGTCAACCTAGAAGTGGTTGAGGGTGGCACATACAGGTTAGAAGTACCTGATACTGCTACTTATTATGCTAAATCTGTAAAGATTAGACCCTTCCTACAAAGATTTATGTATAAGAGATTCATTAAAGGTTTTAATGACAAACCTAATGAATATGTTAAGACTATTATGGCAGACAATCTTAATATAGATTTAAAGGATAATAAGGGAACTCTTAACTGTGGTAAACCAGCAGGTTATATAGAGGACTTTAAGGCATTGCCTGAGAAGACACAGGAACTTATTAAGCAAATAAAAAGAGTTCGTGTAGTATTAGGAACAGTAGAAATGATTAACCCTACGAATGAAAAGGGAGAAGATGTTACTGTAGATGTGTCTCCATTTATTTGGGAAATAGACAATCGTGATGCCTTTAAGGATGTGGGTAAGCCTTTTACAGACTTGGCTAAACATAAAAGATTACCTATACAGCATATGATTACTGCCAATACGCAGGAACGTAAGTTGCCTAGTGGTAATGTATTCTATCTACCTGTAGTATCTTTGGACTTAACTAATAGTATTCCATTGACGGATGCTGACCAATCTATGTTTTCTGACTTCATGCTTTGGATTGATAACTATAATACATATATAGCTAATTCATGGCAGGAGAAGACAAACAAGGGAGTATCAGATGAGGATATAGATACTGCTAATGACTTTGTTGACATAGAAATAGAAGAAGAGGTAGCCTAATGAACCATCCTGCTGAAATCGCAGTACATCAGTATATGTCTGATGCTGTAAGTGGTAAGTCTACTATGTCTGAAGACGTAATTCAACAGGTAGGCAATGACGTTATGGATGCCCTGCGAAGACAGTTTGGTGGGGGTAACAAGAGAGGAGACTTTCGTTTACGTATGTCTAACTTAGGAAGACCTACTTGTCAGCTATGGTATGATAAGAATAAGCCTGAAGTAGCCTTGCCATTTCCTACTACATTCATTATGAACATGATGTTAGGGGATATAGTAGAGGCTGTCTTTAAGGGTTTGCTAAAGGAGGCAGGAGTAAAATATGAAGATGCAAAAGAAGTCTCTCTCGACTTACCTAATGCGAGTATTAAAGGAACATATGATATTGTTATTGATGGTAGTGTTGATGATATTAAGTCCTCTTCACAATGGTCTTATAATAATAAGTTTGATTCTTATGATAGCCTAAAAGAAATGGATGGCTTTGGATATGTTGCACAACTAGCAGGGTATGCGAAGGCATCAGGCAAGAACGTAGGTGGTTGGTGGGTAGTTAATAAAGCGAATGGTGATTTTAAATATGTACCTGCTACAGGTCTCAACTTAGATGAAGAGATAGCTAAGATTGAGAATACTATTGATACAGTGGAGAACAATACATTTGAACGTTGTTTTGAGCCTGAGAAAGAAACATTTCGTGGTAAAGAAACAGGTAACACTGTGTTAAATAAACACTGTACTTTTTGTTCCTATAGGTTTGATTGTTGGAAAACATTACAAGAACTTCCAGCAGTTATGTCGCAGGCTAAAGCACCTAAAACAGTGTCTTACATTGAGTTGGCACAGAATGTCTCCTCATAAGATAAGAAGAGATGCCATAAAGCATGGGTATAGGAGTGGGTTAGAGCACAAACTATCTATATATCTTGATGAGTTAAGATACAAATACTTGTATGAAAAAGTCAAGATTGAATGGGAAGACTTAGCTTACAGAACCTATACCCCTGACTTTATACTAAACAATGGTATAATAATAGAAACAAAAGGAAGATTTCTAGCAGTAGACAGACGTAAACACTTAGCCATAAAGAAACAACATCCACACTTGGATATTAGATTTGTGTTTACAAACAGCAGAAGTAAGTTAAGAAAGGGTGCTAAGTCTAATTATGCAGAGTGGTGTATTAAATATGGATTTAGATATTACGATAGAATAATACCTGAAGATTGGTTAAAGGAAAAAGGAAAAAACAAACATCCTAGCTTTATAAAGTTTGGTGGTACAAAAGTAAAAAGGAGAAAATAAATGGATAATATTAAATCGAGACCTGAAGATTTTACAATACGTGTAAGACCTATGCTTAACAAGGATGAAGATTGGACAGGTGAAATAGATGTAGTTATAATAACCTCACCACAAAATCCTTTAGGCGATGATGACTATTACCAAGTAATGCATATATGTAAAATGATTTCGTCTATCATACCCTTAATGGAAAAGGATTCTAAACTTAGAGAGTCCGTTAATAATTATGTAATAAATGACCTTGACAAAGATTATAATCATGGTATAACTAATACTTCCAAAGTTGAAAATGTAGAAGATAATGTTATACGAATCAACTTTAAACCTGAAACACAGCATTAGTATGAGACATATGGAGTATATGAAAATGATGGCAGAAAAAGAACAAGACATGGTTAATAGTCCTGCTCATTATAACAAAGCAGGTATTGAAACTATTGATGCATTACAGGCTATGTTAACAAATGGATTCGACTATTATTTACAGGGTAACATAGTTAAATATTTATGGAGATACCGATACAAAAATGGTGTAGAAGACCTCAAGAAAGCACAATGGTATCTGAATAAACTGATTGAGGTCTATGATGATAAGAGTTAAAGTAATGCTTACATTAGATGTGGATGAGGGGGAATACCCTGTGCCTGCTGACGAAAACGTAGCTGAAGAAATAGAAACAAGTATAACTGAATTTATGTATGACATAGGTGGAGTTAAAATAAAAAACATTAGAACTATACAGGAGAATAAGAATGATTAATAATTACCTACCAACAGACTACCAAAACTTTATAGCACTCTCTCGCTATGCAAGGTGGAAAGAAGATGAACAACGAAGAGAGAATTGGGGTGAAACTATAGATAGATATTTTAATTATATGGAAAAACACCTAAAGAAAAACTACGATTACACTATTACCAAAGCATTAAAAGAAAAGCTATCTAATCATATAATGAACTTAGGTGTCATGCCTAGTATGAGAGCCTTGATGACATCAGGACCTGCTTTAGATAGATGCCACGTAGGTGGTTACAACTGTAGTTATATACCTGTAGATAGTCCACGTTCATTTGATGAATGCATGTACATACTTATGTGTGGCACAGGTGTTGGCTTCTCTGTTGAACGTGAGAATGTAGATAAGCTACCCATAGTCAATGAGCACTTTGAGGACAGCACTACTATCATAACTGTAGGCGATAGCAGACCCGGTTGGGCAAAGGCATTGAGAGAACTTATTGCTATGCTATATGTAGGTCAAGTTCCTACATGGGATGTGTCACAGGTAAGACCAGCAGGTGCAAGGCTCAAGACATTTGGTGGTAGGGCATCTGGTCCTGAACCACTAGTACAATTATTTAACTTCTGTATAAAAAAGTTTAAGGGTGCTAAAGGCAGACGATTGTTTCCTATTGAGTGTCACGACTTAATGTGTAAGATTGGCGAGGTTGTGGTTGTAGGTGGTGTTAGACGTTCTGCTCTTATATCTCTGTCTAACTTAGGCGATGACCAAATGAGACATGCTAAGTCAGGCGAGTGGTGGGATGAACCTGATAAAAAAATATATCGTGAGGGTCAGAGAGGTATGGCTAATAACTCTGTTGCATTTAAAGGTAAACCTGAGATGGGTACTTTTATGAGAGAGTGGCTATCCTTATATGAATCTAAATCAGGAGAACGTGGTATATTTAATAGGCAAGCCGCACAAGTAAAAGCGGCTGAAAACGGTAGAAGAGATGCTGACCATTACTTTGGTTGTAACCCTTGTAGTGAGATTATACTTAGACCATATCAGTTTTGTAATCTTACAGAGGTTGTGGCACGTGCTACAGATGATTTAGAATCATTAAAAGAAAAGGTACGCATGGCTACTATACTTGGTACATTGCAATCTACTCTTACTAACTTTAAATATCTACGTAAGGTATGGAAGGACAATACAGAAGAGGAAAGATTACTAGGAGTTTCTTTAACAGGCATACTAGACTGTCCTATATTAAACAGCAATTATTACGAACTAGGAGATAACCTAGAAGAGTTAAGAGCAGTAGCAGTAGATACTAATAAGAAGGTAGCTAAGGACTTAGGTATTCCACAGTCAACTGCAATCACTTGTGTTAAACCTAGTGGTACAGTTAGTCAATTAGTTGACAGTGCTTCAGGTATTCATGCTAGACATAGTGACTACTACATCAGAACTGTACGTGGTGATAACAAAGACCCTATCACACAGTTTATGAAGGAGTCAGGAATACCATCTGAACCTGATGTAGGTAAACCTGATAGCACTACTGTGTTTAGCTTTCCTGTGAAAGCACCATCAGGTGCAATCACTAGAACTGCAATGACTGCTCTTCAACAATTAGACTTTTGGTTATTATATCAGAGACATTGGTGTGAACATAAGCCATCTGTAACTATATCTGTTAAGGAACATGAGTGGATGGGTGTTGGAGCATGGGTGTACGAAAACTTTGATGAGGTATCAGGTATATCTTTCTTGCCTTTCTTCGACCACACATATCAACAAGCACCATATCAAGATATAACAGGTGAAGAGTATGAGCAAGCATATAAGAAGATGCCTGCTTCTATTGATTGGTCTAAGTTAGCAGACTATGAGAAAGAAGATACAACTAGTGGTGGCAGAGAACTAGCTTGCACAGCAGATTCGTGTGAGATGGTTGACATACAAGCCACTTAATGCTAGAGTCTACAGAACTATTATGGTGGCAATGGTGGTTATTAATAGCCATTTCCATCAATACTACAATAAATCTTATTGTCTTTTTCAAAGGAAGAAAGCTACATATAAGGGAACTATTACATCTTAAACCAAAACGAATAAAAGGAGAAGCAAATGGAAAACCTAGAACCAAGTAAAGACAATAGAAAAAAGTTTGACATAGACTTAGAATATGGTAAAGTAAGAGAAAAGCAAGTGGCAGACATGCTACAGGATAAGAAGATAGAAGTCAAGAGTGAGAGAGGTATGTGGCAGAGAACAGGTAATATAGCTATTGAGTTTGAAAGTTATGGTAAGCCTAGTGGTATAGCTGCTACCGAATCTGATTATTGGTTTCATAATTTGTGTGTGGGTGATGAGACATTCTGCACACTAGTCTTTGATGTTAATAGTTTAAAAAAGATTATAGATAAACTTGACACAAAGAAATGGGTAGCAGGGGGAGATAACAAAGCAAGTAAGATGTACTTAGTTAGCTTACAGAAGTTGTTTTCCTCTGACGTTATAAAAACATTTAAGGGAGTTGAAGCATGAGAGAGATGATACTACAGGCACTAAAGACTAAACTATTAGGTCAGATGAATGGTCACATAGCTAATATAGAAGTTATGATGACTAATCCTGTGGGAGTAGGAGACCACCCCACTATAATTGACACTATAGACAAAGAACTAATGGCACTAGAACATGCCAATGGTAAATTAAATGTACTAGTAAAATACTTTGAAAGGAGACAAGAAGATGCAAAACTTGAAGAGAAGACGCAATCCAAATCTAAGTAAATATGATGCACCACTAAAGATACAATTTAGTAAAGGCATGACTGACTTTAAGAGAGGTAGGGTAACCAATCCCTATCATCTTAATACAATGCAAGCAAGAGAGTGGGCGAGAGGTTACAATCTTTCCTACTTCCAACGATTAGAAAGGGTCAAGAAGGATGAAGATAGAAGAAGAAGCGAGAAAATACATGCAGGATAAGTTGTTTATAAATGAAATCATAACTCCTGATTTGTATGAGAATCTAGCAGGACAGACTGCTATATTTCCTAAAGAAAAAGCCTTAGAGTATCTAGCATTAGGTATGACAAGTGAAGCAGGGGAAGTTGCAGGTAAAGTAAAAAAACTTATACGTGATGGTGAAGATGTGGAGGGTTTTGAAATAAAGAAACTTGCCATAGCATCAGAGATAGGTGACGTACTTTGGTATTGTGCTATGATGGCTAAAGAAGTGGGTGTTCCATTGAATGATATTATGAAAGAGAACTTAAAGAAGTTACATGGCAGGAAGGAACGTGGAACATTACAAGGTTCAGGGGATGAACGTTAATTTACCTTTGTTTAGAATATACGGATTTAGAGCCTGTCAAAGCAAGTAGATAATCTACATCTTCTGCATCAAAAAAGTCAGGCTCTTTACCTTTATCCTTCTTGAATTGTTTTAAGGCAGCCCTCTTAGTAACTTCATAGTTACCTCTAAACCTAGTTATAAGACCTGATAAGGCGGCATCTTCTGTGCCTGTCTTCATCTCTGCTCTAATCATCTGTTTCATAACTTTAATATAATCTCTAACACGTGAGGCTGTTTCATCAGCACTTAACTTTTCTTCTAGTGCAGTAGCTAAGACTTCAGGCATTTCTTTATTCATAGCCTCACCCATCTCTCTGTTAGTATATTTATCTACATTACTAGAGCTAGTCCTAGACATAAAATCTCTGTAGGTAAAACCTAATTGATTTAATCTTTGCACATAATCAGGTGGAACTCTGTTTAAAGTCGCACCAAACATTATTTTCATAAATGGTAATATTCTTTCAGGAACTTCCTCAAATCGTGGGTCTTCCTTAAATGGAATATCATCTTGGTCAAAGCCTACAGATTCACCTACCCTACTTAATCTAGACTTAAATGGTTTAAATACACCAAGAAAAAACGACTCAATGCCATCCCTTTTTTCAGGCTCTGAGTTATAATCTCTTTGTCTTTGGTATCCATCCCCTATGCCTAGTTGTTGAGGAGCTGCCGCAAAGTCAGCTATTTGATAAAAGGGTTGACCATAACCACTTATAGCTTCGCCTAAATATCTACCTAAATTGTTGTACGTGTCCTGCATTTCTAGTGGGTCAGTTGAACTACTAAGTAAGTCTTCTGTCATTAAAGATATAGGACCTTTACCTCTAAAGTTAGTTCCTGTAAATCCCTCAATCATCTCTGATATATTTTTCTTACTAAAATTATCATTAACTAACTTAGGATTGAATCCTCTATGTATCATTTCTCCTATTAACAAGTATGGTGTTATAGGAAAGAATGGTCTAGCATCAAACTCATTACCCTTACCATCTTTTAAGTTGTACCATTCAGAACCTGCATTGCCACCATCAGGGTCACGTAGTAAATATCCTAGTGCTATTAAAGGCATACCACCTGCAATACCTTCGGATAGCTGTCTATACATACCATCACTAATTTGTTGTCCTTTAAATTTAGATGCACCCATTCTAAATAAAGCAGTACCTGCACCTGTAATGTTGTAGTTATAAGTCATTTCTATGGCTTTAAACATAAATCTAGGAAAAGGAATAGCTAATGTTAAACCAGACTTAACAATAAAGTTATTAGCCTGTCTAAACAAAGAAAACTTTGGTTGTGATGCATAGGTAAATTCTAAGGCATCATCTACAGCTTTGGCTATCATGTTTTCGTCTATATTCTCTGTGAGCCTACCTGTTTTCAACACATCCACCATGTCAACATTTTTGTTAAACAACTGACGTTGTATAGATGTAGTAAACGCACCATTACGATATATGGCTTCTTGTAAACGGTTAAAGTAGTTTAGTGTAGTAATACCACTTTCCCACTTATCTAATACAGTATTTGTACCTTCACTTAGTTTACTTTGCTTATCAGCTAATGCAGACTGAGAGGGGTTCTTTTTATTTAAAGTATTCTTAACTTCTGAGTACTGATTAAAGTATCTTGTTTTTTGTTCAGGAAAGGCATCTAGCATAAACTGTGCTATATTAGCTGCATCTTCTTGATTACCATAGGTATGCTTTAACTGTGCAATAGTATTTTTGAATCCAAACTTTTTATTGGGATTGATGCCTGACTCAAATGCATATACAAGAGTATCTACACCTGAACGTATTGTTTGTGATAAAGTATTACGTGTAGCAGTAGCGACACCACTAACTAATGTTAATCGTCTTATGTCTTCTAGTCTTCTAAATGTTGTACCTAGTCTGTCAACTGCTTCTGATTCAGCTTGTTCAGCTACTTCTCCACTTGTCTTTCTTCTAGCCGCCTTAGTAAAGTTTCTCTGTAATGCACTTAAATTACCTAGAGTTTTACCTGCCATACTAGCATCTGTAAATAAAGCCGCAGCTATCTCTCTTCTAGTGACACCATACTTACCCATAATACTAGTCATTTGGTCTAAACTCTCTTCAGACATGTTACTAGTTATGTTAAGCAATCTCTCACTAACACGTTCCTTTGCTTGGAGTGGAGCAGTCAAGGATTTTAATGTTACATTATCTCCTATTACTTCAGGTTCATCTACAAGTTTAAGTGTCTTATCCTTTAATCCTGCAACTATTTCAGATACAGCGGCAGTAGTTCTTTCAAATATGTCAAAGCTAATAGTAGGTTCAATAACATCTTCATCTAGGTTCATATTCTTAAAGAAACCTTTAGCCTTATCAGACTGTTTAATTACCTCTGAATCAATACCCTTAATCTTGCCCTTATTAGGACCTTTCTTATATCTTAATATAGCTTTATCACCATATATATTTGTTATACCTTTAGCTAAGTTTTCCCTGATGTCATCAGATTGAACACCTAGTTCTAAATTCTTTTTTAGTGCAGACTCTGTTTGTTCTTCTCGCACTTTCTTCCATGCATCGTCTAATTCACCACGAGTAGCTATAGATACTTTCTTCTCTGCATTGTATTTGCCAATGCCTGATATAGTTCCAGCAGTTAATCCACCAATACCTGCAACTGTAACGGTTCTACCATAGTCTATTTCTTTTTTAGCACCCATCTCAACTTCAGCACCCTGCACCA